AACCAGTAACACCAGAACAAGCTGAACAAATGACCTTGCAATGGGCTACTAGAATGGGTGGTGTTAATCATGCTGCTCCAACTGTAATACATACAACTGATAATGAAGGAAATCCAATATCGGTAACTAGAGACCCAATATCAAATGAGCAACGTGTTGAGAATGATCAGCCAGATTGGTTACCTGGAGAACAAAGTGAAGAACAAACTGAAGAGTTTCTTGAAACACTTAGACAACATATTAACGAACGTAATGAGGAGGAATAATGAAAGTATATATATTAAAAGACTGTTGGGATAAAATAATAAACTATGCAAAAGCTGCTTATCATGGTGAAAAAGCTGAAATAGGTGGTATGAGTGTAGTTACTCAAGATAAAGATGGTGATTGGTGGATAGAAGACCCTCAAATCATGAATCAGGAAATAGGTGCTACTACTTGTGACCTTGATAAAGAAGATTTGGCTAAATACTATACACAAATGGCTGTAAAATACAAGGATACTAACTTTAGATTCTGTTGGTGGCATAGTCATCACACAATGGATGCGTTCTGGAGTGGTACTGATCTATCTAGTATAGATGAGTATGGTGAAGGAGAATCTGATCTATCGTTTGCTCTTGTTGTTAATCTTAAAGAAGAGTATAAATGTAGAATATCTGTATGGAAACCATTACAAGTCCATCAAGATGTTGAGCTTGAGATAGTTGGTAAGGAAGATGTAGAGATACCTCTTGAAATAGTAACTGAAGTTAAAGCTAAGTGTAGAACTAGATCATTAAGCTCTTATCAAACTGGTTATAGTAAGTTGCCGCCACAAGGTGGACAATTAACTATGCATAGCTGGTATAATAGTAGAGGAATGTCTGGTAATTATAGACTATTAGAGGATGATTGCACACAGATTGAACCAACAGAAGCAGAAGCTGCTACATTTGAGGCTAAATGGGAGTATGCAACGGGTAAAGTAGCTGAATATATTAGACAAGTAAATACTAGTGCATGGAATATGCATAAGTTTAAAACAGCTATAAATCATACTAATGAACAATTAGAACCATACGGTATAGAAATAGATAAACTTAATAAAGCAGAATTAAAAGAGTTTCTTGCTATGGATTCTGAACCGTATGAATTAATACATGTTATTGATCCTAAGTATCAAACTATAGCTGAGGCTTTAATAGATAGTGCATGTTACAACCAAAGTTATGGAGGTATGTGGATATGAGAAACATGAGAAGTCAAGATATAGCAAATATATCAGGTGTTAGGTTTCATATTGTAGGTTGCGGGGCTATTGGAAGCTCCGTAGCCACACAATTAGCAAGACTTGGTGCTGATCAATTTTATTTATATGATTTTGATAAAGTTGCCATAGAAAATGTAGGTGTTAGTCAATATGTTAATGAAGATATTAATAAAAATAAAGTTACAGCATTGCGTCAACATCTTTGGAATATATCTACAAATATATCTATTAGCATTAGTGTAGATAAATTTAAATACTATGAAGGTACGAAAGATGACATATTAGTGCTTGGATTAGATAGTATGTCTGCTCGCATGGAAATAGTAAAAATAATAACAAAATGCCCTGATAAACCATTGTTTGTTATAGATGGTAGAATGGGTGCAGAACAATATCAACAGTATATATATGATAATATTACTGTTAAAAAATATGAGAAGGATTGGTATTCTGATGAAGATTCTGATCCTGAACCATGCACTCGTAAAGCTACATCTTATTGTAGTAATATGAGTGGAAGTTTTATATCTAATTCTATTAAGAACATAGTTATGAAACAACCTTACTTTAAGGAAATAGTTTTCAACTTTTCAACATTAATACTTGATAAAAAGAAATTAGTTTCTTAAATTACAAACCCTTCAATTCGAAGGTTTCTTAAAACGTATAGCACACAGAATGGGGTGGACTATCTGCCCCGTTCATTCATAAAAATAGGAGGAAGCTTGTGAATAATATTGACGTTTCTAAACAAAATGGTATTGCTAAAGGTATACTGGAAGCAAAAGCCAAAAACGAAGCAGAAGAGAAATCTTTTGACACATCGCATGATAGAAGATTCGATGAATGGAAATCACCTGAAATAGACAAATTAGCAACAGCATTAGCTAAAGCTCAGTCTGAAATGGAAGGTGCAAAGAAAGAAAGTACAAATCCATTCTTTAAGTCTAATTATGCAGACTTACATGCAGTAATTAAATCATCATTTCCATATTTAAGCAAAAATGGATTATCAGTTACTCAAGGTAACGAGATGATTATGGGAGCTGTATGTGTAACAACAACATTAATGCATTCTTCTGGCCAATGGATAAGATCTAAAGTGAAACTTCCATTAGCTAAGAAAGATGCTCAAGGCGTTGGAGCTGCCATTACATATGGTAGAAGATACGGATTATCAGCAATTGTAGGTGTCGCTCAATATGATGACGATGCTCAATCTATTAGTTAACTAAAAGGAGAATAAATGAGAACTTTAACAATTAAGTCAGGTGGTGGTAACAACCAATATAACACTGGATGGCATGAATTATTAGTTTCTAAAGCAGAATATGCTGAATGGAACGGTAATAAATGTATAGATGTATACTTTGATGACTATCCAGAGAACTTTAATATGAGAATTTATGCTAAAACTGGTTCTGATGGTGAAGAATTTGCTATTGGTCAAATGTATAGATTCGCTAATGCAGGTATAAGTAATGCATTAGAAGGCCCTGATGGGACTAAAGTATTAAAAATGGATGATAGCCCTGAAGCTTTAATAGGCAAGAAAATGAATGTTTATCTATATAAAGATGGTAAATATTCAAGAATATTAAATAGAACAGCTCCTACAGTGTTTGAAAATGCTGCTGAATCTTTTAATCAATCTGATGTTGATTATTGGAAAAGTAAAGCTGAAAGCTATTACAAGGCATTTGTTTTGCCTAAAGTGGAAAACAAAAAATCAGAAGAACCAACAACTTCTGAGTCCTCCGAGAGTGACGATAACATACCCTTTTAAGTAAGTAGGTAATCGTTAATTTATAGGGAGGCAACAACTGGTCCTGTAGACAAGCCTGTAAAGGTTATGGAAATGTTCAATCCATATTAAATGTCCTGAGAGGAATATGTGAGTCTCCCTATATAACAAGGAGGATATATGACATTTTGTTTAATAATACTAATTTGGTTTTTAATTGATAAATTAATTAGAGGGGAATTATGAGAGCAACAGAGTTTATGCATTTTATTAATATAGACCCTAAAGAACTAAAATTAGGGCAAAACTTAAAGGGTGATAGTTACACCCACTTAACTATACGTATGAAGATTAAAAGAGCCAGATATGAACATCAAATGAGGCTCAGGAAGGAGGACAAATGATAACTTTTATAGGTATACTTACAGCAATATGGGTAATATCAATGTTATTTATATGGTTAGTATATGAAAGATGGGAGGATTTAGATGGTTAAAATGATAAGAGAAGTAGCTTTTGGAGTTACTAATAGGCATAACTTTCAAAGAGAAGAAGAATTAATAGAGTTACAAGGTATGGATTCAGATACATTTATGTCTTTATATAATTATGATGAGTCTGTATTAGAGTATTATGGTCAAAATAACACTATATCTGGATATGATGGTTTAATATATATGCCTCATGAGTTTATATTAGATGTAGATGGTGAAAGTGTTTGGGAAGCATCACAAAAGACTGCAGCATTGCTTGTACGCTTAGATGAACTATTTGTTCCATACTATATTTACTTTAGTGGTAGAGGATTTCATATACATATATCAGAATCAGCTTTTAAATGGAAACCTAGTAAGAATTTACACGTAAGAGTAAAAGAAGAACTTACTAAACATGGTATATTTGAGTATGCTGATCCATCTGTTACTGATAAGTCTAGATTAATACGTGTACCTAATACTAAAAATACTAAGTCTGGTTTATGGAAGACTCCATTTCCACAAAAAGCATTGTATGAAAATAGTGTATTAGAAAGAACTATTAACAAATGGTGTAAAGAGCCAAGAGATATAGAATTAGAACATACTTTAGAGTGTAACAATGAAGTATTTGATGTATTAGATAAAGAAAAACCTAAAGAAAATACACCTATAAAAGTTAAAGATAGCAGAGACCCTGTAAATACTACTTGTATACAAAAAATGATGGATGGAGCACCTAAAGGTAAGCGTCATATGGTAGCTTTAAGACTGGCATCACACTTAAGATGGAACTTTACTGAAGATATAGTAAGATTAATTATGGAAAATTGGAGACAGAAAGTAAGTTTAGATAACGAACCATTTAAACCTGAAGAAATGGAAGGTATAATAGAAGGTTGTTATACTGGACATGATGGTCAAGGTTATAGATATGGTGGTGATGATCCAGTTATAAAGTTTTATTGTGACTCTAAATGTACCTTACACAGAGGTATAAAAGGTGAAAATATGATGGATTCTAGTAGTATGGAGAACGAACTTATAAACTTCTATGCTCAGGATCTTAAACCTCTTAACTTAGGTGAGCCATATGGTCAAAGTTTCCCAGTATATCCAGGTGAGACAGTTATATTACAAGCTCCACCTGCTAGTATGAAGACTATGTTGCTTCAAAATTGGGTAAATTACTTCAAAAGACCTACATACTTTGTTGAAATGGAGATGTCTCCAAGACAAATATGGTCTAGATTCGTTCAAATAGAAATGGGATGGAATGAACAGCAATTATCTGAACATTACAAACAGATGAAAAATGGTATGGATAAACGCTTTGAATGGCTTACTGTTGACTATTCAGCTCCATATGCCCATGAATTAGAAAGAAGAATCACAATGCTACCTATTAAGCCAGAAATAGTAATTATTGATCATTTGGGCCTATTTAAGAGCAAACAGAAAGATAACAACATGAAAGTTGAAGAAGCTTCACAAGCTATTATGGAACTTGCAGTAAGACAAAATGTAATTGTTTTTGCTGTAAGTGAAGTAAGTAAAGCTGCTTTCAAAGAAGGCATGGATATAGCATCTTCTAGAGGATCATTTAGAATAGCATATAATGCAAATAAGTTAATATCTCTAAAACCTTTCAAAAATAAAGAAACAGGTTTGGTTGAAATGATTGATATTAAATCTGATAAGAATAGAGAAAAGGAACACTTGTATGCTAGATTAACCGTTAATAATGTGAGGATAGAAAAATGCGTATAAAAATGCAAGACGAAGTTAAACATGTACTTTTAACTAAAAGACATTGTAGAGATAATGATGTATATTTAATATATGATATATGGGCTAAAGAATTTGCCAAATATAACTTAGATATTAAAAATATGCATTTAGTGCCAACACTTAAAATGTGGGCTAATAAAGAAATATCTCATCCTTCAGCTATTATGAGGGCTAGAAGAAAAGTACAAGAAGAACATCCAGAAACTAGAGGTAAAGTCTGGAAAGAAAGACATAAACAACAAGAACAAGTTAAACAAGATTTAGGGTATAATGTATAGTCGAGGAGATATAGTAATAAGCGATTATATTAACATGGCTTAAAACGGTATGTTATACCCTAATAAATTAGGAGGGAAAATGGGAAAGAATAAAAAACCTACAATGATGCAAGTAAAAAACGTAGTAAATAATATGTTAATGGAAATAGAGTATTTAAAACAAGCAGTAAGTAACTTAGATTTTATAGTTAATTACTATATTAAATACAATGATGATAGTGATAAGTTTAAAACATATGTTGAAGAACTATCAAAGAAAGCTAAAAAAGAGCAAGATAAGAATAAGGAGGCAAAATGAGTTGGTATGCACAAACAGAAGAAGCTCAAAAACATATGAGAGAATGCAAAGGATGTGAAAACTGTATTTGGATAGAAGAATCAGCTTGGGCTATGACCCAATATGGTACAGTATCTAAAGGTGAGAAGCATCCTTTATATGATAAAATAGTGGAGAAGTTTGATGGAAAAGAAATTGACTAATAAACAATTAAAGAAAATAATTGATCATAGAAAAAGTAATCCTAAAAAAGAGACTACACATCAACGTAGAGCAAGACTATTGAAAAATAAAGCTTGGTGGGTAA